AGGCTGACCACGGTTAGGTTTCATCCGCCATGGATCGGCTTATTGCACGGCGCCGCCTGAGTCGCGGAGCAGGACTGGAGGAATTTGCTATCGGTTCTGATAGTACTGGTTGCTCCTTAGCCTGATAATCATCCCGCATTGTCGTTTCAGGTACATCCTTTTCCAGCCGATACCCCTCTGGGATAGCCTGAAATCTGGCCAAAGCGCGTGGTTCCGTGCAGTCGCATGTCCAGTCTGGAGAGCGAAAAACATATTCCGCTCCGTCCAGCCGTACCACATGTCCCTGTGGTCGTTTGATCAGGCTGATGACCATCATCAGCTTGCGCCTTCCCAGTTTGTCCCTGAGGCCGCCGAAACAATTGGTTTTCCATTCAGCGGATGAATAGCTACAACGTACTGATCAGCGGGATTGGCCGACGCCACCAAAGTCCCGGCAAATACCCCTCCAGCCGAGGTTGCCACTAACCAGGCTTTCTTAGCGGATAATGCAGTAAGGATGGCCCCGGTTGTCGCCGTCAGATCACCGGAATAAGTGTCCCCGGTGATGCCAGCACCGCTATTGCTTTCGCTCATATAAAGCACGAAAGTATAGACTCCGGTAACAGCCACGCTAGCGGCATTTTTCAGCGTCACGCTAATGTCCATACCATCGGTCGTGGTTGATTTTGCCAGAGCAATGGTCGCGCTATGGGGAACCGACTGGTCGCCAACGCCCAGATTACCCGTCACCACTAAATCACCGCCCACCGTGGCACGGTCACCAACCATTAGATCATCGCTAACTGTCGCATCCGTGCATTCCAGTTCTTCCACCACCAGGCGCTCGTCCTGATGCAATGTGTTACTGCCACTCACGCTCATGTTACACCCCATGCTTATAGGCGGGGACAATCCCCGCCATTAGATTAACCACCGTAGCCGTATTGCGTGGAGCGATAGGACAGGCTGAGGTATACGGTACCCGCCGCTGCCGTACCAGCCGCCACCACCACTTTGTAACCCAGCTTCTTCTTGGTGGTCGCCGTGGCGCCCAACAGCAGCATGGTTTCAGTCAAAGTGACGCGAGCCAGGCTGGTAGTGCCATCCGTGAGGATGTCGGCCTGAAGAGCGGTATCGAGATCGGTTTCACCAGCATTAACAACACCAAAGGTCAGCTTGAAGGCGGACCCGGTATCAATCCCGGTGGTCATGGCGCACACAGCATCAACGAAGGTGCAGTTCTCGGGCAGGTAGCCCATGGTAATAATGTCGTCAGCCGCCAGTGCATCGACTTCAGCCGATGTCATGGTATGGGATAGCAGGACGTTGATGACCTCATTACCCGTCGGGGTCGGCATCACCTTGGCCCCAGTAGCCCAAGGGGAACGATAGGAAAGGGCAGCAGTGCTCATGGAATTACCTCATTAAGACGGGTCAGCGCAAGCGGTGTCCAAAGACACCACGCCGAAATCTCGACTGGTACTGTCGATGGTGAAGGCGGTCTTCTTGACGCCGAAAATAGAAGCTGTGGTGATAACCAGCTGGTTATCACGGTCTTCCATCTCTTCGTGCCAGTCGAATCGCAGCCCGGTTCCGGGGGAACCAAAGGCCACCACGCCCGCCTGCCGACCGAGGAACAGCGCCCGGGCGGCCGCCACATTGGAACCAGCGCCATAGTCGGAGAAGCGAATGACGCCTTTGTGCTTATGCAGGATGACGTTGTTGTGCATCCCCAGGCCACCCTTGAACAGGGGGCTGGAACGCCCTTCCGCACCGGCAGCCGCCTTCTGAATGTCCAGCCATTGGCCGGTGGAAGTGGATACGCGCAAGTCGTATTCCTGCCAGGGGTGCATGACCAGAATGAAGTGCGGCTCACCGTCGATCTCACAGGGCTGAATAGCCGGGATACCCGAGGTGCCGCCGCCCATGGTCTCGGCGCGAGCAATGGCCCGGTCGATCAGGGTAAGATCCAGTTTGTCGGCGGAATCCACGGTCGCCTTGCTGGTGGCATTGCCGCCATACATCAAATGCTGAGTGTCGGGGGCGACAAAGCTGTTGCTGGCATAGCCGGTAAAGCTGGTCGGCTCGATATAGTCGCTGTTGACCCCACGCGCACCGGACAGGTACATGAACAGTGTTTCGTCCATCAGCCTGGCCCACCAGTCGCCTTCGCGCTTGCGGGCTACGTCGCGCATGTTGTGCAGGGTGCGCTTGCGGGACATCTTGCCGCCGGTATTGACACCATGACGAACTTGGTCGATGTACAGGGAATCGGTGTAGAAGGTAAGATTTTCCTCATTCCCACGCAGAACAGAGTCGCCCGTCACAGGGCGGCTCTTAAGCTGCATCACCAGGTCATAGGAAATCTTGTCGCCCGCATCATTTTCGAGATGGGGCAGGATCTGGAGCGGGGTATCGGCGGATTCCCCCACGCCCATAAATTTTTTCGAGAAGTAGGACTTGCGGCCAACGTCAACCGCGAGAACCTTACTATACTTTTGGACGGCTTTAGGGTCGCCCACACCCACGATGGTCATAGCCATGAATGCGCTCCACGGAAGTTAATACTCCCAGGAACGCACTCCTGCGCGTCACCTGATGCGCCTCAAGGATATAACCGCGATTAGCATTTATTTTAAATTGCTGTCAAGGATGCCAAGGATAAATCCCATTGCGGGGATGAAAGACAGGCGCCGTGCCAGTGCCGATCAGAGGCCCAGTGCCAGGCAATGGCCCGTCTGGCTCATCCTCGCGGGTATCCTCGGGGCGAATAATCACCCCGTTGTCCGCCACAATCTCTAGCCTGGCCCGTCGCCCGGACTTAGCCCGCAATGTCACCCGTACCTCGCCCACCCCACGCAGACACAAGGTTTCGCCCACGCGCAAATCATGAAAACTCGCCATGTGTCTACCTGGGATTGCTTGACTGTTGCTTGACTGTTGCTTGACTACTGGGACAAATACCGATCGAGCTGATCCTGAGAGAGCTTTGCCAATGCCCGCTCAGCCGCTAACCCGCTTAGCTTGTCCAGATAGGCGAACTCATCTACACCAGGATCTGGCATAGCCGCCGCCGGCACTCTAGCCAGACTTGGTGGTGGATTGGTTTTAGCGACGTTACGGCCCGTGTTACTCGACAATGCACCTCGGCCGTTGCCGTGCTCCGTCCCAGCACCTGCGTTATCCCTCCCATCTAGGCCAAGCCCCTTGGCAAGATCACGCAGCTTATCTCGCGTCATCTGCCCTGCCTGCTCCAGGAACCACGGCATATCTCGGTTTTCGTTGGCCTGATCAGCCGCCAAAAGCTTCAATGCCCCCTCGAAAGCATGAGAAATAACCGGATCATCCCGAAATGCCCGGTGCTCAGGCCGACGGAAATAGGCTTCTTGCTCCCAGGCCCAGCGTTGGGCCATGGTCTGCTGTTGCTGCTCCTTGGCCATTTCCGCTTTCAATGCCGCCGCTCGCAGTTGCCATTCTTGTTCGTTGAGCTGACGCTGTTGCACCTGAAATTCCTTCAAGTCCAGGTCGCCATTTTCATAGGCTTCCGCCAGCTTTTTACCCGCTTCAGCCAGGGAATTTGACCTGGCCTCAAAATCAGCCGGCAATGAAGCGACATAGACCGGCTGGAACGGTTGCTGCGGTGGCTCTTCCACCTCTGATGCCGACTGGACGATAGGTTTAGCCGGTTTATCCTGAGCAGTAGGCTCGGATTGTGCTTCGTCACCATCGTCTGGATCATCATCGCCATCCGTGTCATCGTCCTCAGAAGCGATTTCTCGCAGCAGGTCCGTTTCCCCGTCGTCATCATCCAGGGCCGCCCGCTCTTCTTCCGATAGCCAGCTCAGACCGTCGCCATCGTCGTCATCCAACATGGGATTCGCCATTAGTCATCATCCTCGCCAATGTCAGCCAGTTTCGCCAGTTCACCAAGTTTCTCTTGCGCCAGTTTGCGCACTGCCGCCATGCGTTTTTTATCCTTCTTCAGTTCTTTCGCCCGCATGAGCAAAGCCAGGTCATCCTCGGCCTGCCATGCTGGGTTGATTTTGATTGTCGTCATCTTCATGGCTTACCTCACGCCGTCATTACGCATTGTCTTGATACCCTGGCGCACACCAACGAGCGCCGATGGGTCTTCGGGTTGATTGGTCATCGTCATGTTGGCTGGCATGGGATCACCTGCTGCACCTGCCGCCTGCATGTCCGCCTGGGCCTGTTGTTCGGCCAGGGCCGCCTGTTCCATCTGGGCCTGTTGCTGGGCCTGCGCCATAGCTTGCGCCTGGGCCGCCCGCTGCATGGCCGCTTGCTGGATCAAGGCTTGCTCTTCCTGCATCACCTGATCCTTGAAGCCAGCACCGCGCATAATCTCATCCGCCATGACCGCCGCCCCGGGGGCTTGTGCTACCACTTGGGCCGCTTGCAGGGCGCTATACATCGCCTCAAGGCGCTTGTTGATGCTTTCGGCCTGGCTCTTCTCTTGATCCGCCCTCAGCTTCGTCACTTCGGCTTCCAACTTAGCCACAGACGCCTGCATCTGAGCCATCATGAGCTGTTGCTGGGCCTGTTCCATCGCCGCCTTCTGGGCCATTTGCTGTTGCTCTTCCGGCGTCGGTTCGCTTTCAGGGTCACGTTGCCCGTTAATCTGCCGAATCCGCGCAACCAGTTCATCCCGGTTGGGGATGTCGGCCATCTCAACGACAAGATCCAGCAGATTCAAGGCAATCTCAGGTTGCATCTGCGCGATGCGCCCGACTATCTCGAATAGGCTCTCAAACATGGCCATACGTAGGCTGTCCCGATAGTCCTGCTGGGATACGACAAAATCGGCCTTGGATGCCGTGATGTCGTTCAAAATCTGTCCCGTCGCAGGATCTACCTGATTAACCTCAACGAAAGTAGCATTGCCACGGTAACCCACTAGACGCACGACCTTTTCCTGGGTCATGTACTGTTCGATCAGGCTGAGTTCCATTTCACCCGCCCACTGAACCGCCCAACGTAGGTTGTCATATAATTCGGTGGTGACAACGGAACCCTGATCCTGCCGGGCCAGAATTGCCTTGCCACTGTCGGCATTGGTTTCCCGTCCCAGGTTTTCAGCAGTTACGCCTCCACCATTGCGGATTGCCAGTGCGTCTCTATCCATCAGCCGAAGATGCTGATCAGCCAATTGAATGTCACGATCAATGCTCAGCTCCTTGCCACGCTCGTGGACGATGATCGCGTCAGGCCGCGCCGCCTCCTCGCGCAGTTCTTCCCAATCCTCCACCGCCCCAGCTTCGGCAATGATGCGATTGGAGGACAGAATCCATAGTGCCTTAGAGCCGCGCTTGTTCAGCGAGTCCTGGCTGTCACGCATCACCCGAATTGGCGAATAGGGCGCATTGTCCCGCGCCCGACGATAGCCCCAGACAGGGACGAAGGGGAATCGGCCATGCCGATAGGGGGATTCATCTTCCCATAGCAACCCCGAGTCGCAAAACAAGGCAACACGCATCTGCATGGCGATAGAGTCATGGATGGACGCGCCATTCTCGACCGCCCACTGATGCGCGGGATTGGACTGATCATAGGTTTCGCCCGCCATCGGGCCGGAACGCAGCACCTGCCGCCGGGTAGGCTCGCGGTACCAGCATTCCACCAGTTTCACGCGATCTCTGCGGACTACACCCATCGCGCCCGTGTCATAGGGCCGATACTTGCCTACAGTGGCATAATCCTCACCCGGTTCCGTCACCCGGGCGCCCAAATACCATGGGTCATCGTCATCCTCGGCCTCGCCTTGTTCCGGGCCGGATACCGTTGCTTGGCGAATCAGGCTGGATCTTTCTGGAAACATCGCCTCGGCAACATCCTGATCCAGCCACTTCCAGCGAAACAGATAGCGAGCGTCAGATAGATCGGCTTCCAGCGCCTGACTGTCATGCAGGATGAACCGCCAGTCCTCACAGCGGTAGAAGATGGGCTCGTCGCTTTCATCGCCCCGTATTCCTACTTCCAGCCACCCCATGCCGGCCTTGACGGCTTTGGCGAACGCCTGGCTGCGGTGATGCGGTTCACCGTTCACGTCGGACAGATATTTCAAGAGCTTCGTCTTGACTTCAGCGATATCGGCCTCTTCCTTGCGCCGAGGCAACACCTTGTAGTCGATGCGCGTCCGCCGCTCAGTACCCAGCATCCAGTTAATCGTGGGCGCGATCTCGTTGTACACCAGAGGCGCCTGGCCCCGTTCCAGCAGGACGTTGGCCTCTTCTTCCGTCCATTGCAGGCTGTCGTAGTAGTCGGCATCAATCGCCATCTGATAGCGGTTCGCCGCTTGGCGCCGTTGCTCTTGCTCAAGCCATTCACGCAGCCGGGATAGCCGGGATTGGTTCTCGGTGCTGTCCAGCCGTGATTTCTTGCTGGCCGGGGCCTCTGGTAGGTCTTTCGTCCCACCCATGCGGGACGGATTATCGAATGGGCTTTCCCCACGGCTGGGGGTAATCTCATCACGCACCATGGCTCAGTTCCCCCTCGTGGATGACATGCTCGGCAATCGTCCGCTCGCCGCCCTTGTCTTTGATCGTCAGTTCGCCCACCACCGCGCCAGCCTGCTCACGCTCACGCGCCAGGCTCGTCGGTTCTGGTGGCATGGCAACCAGATCCGGGGCCGCTTCCACGATGGCATCAATGATGCGATGCAGCACGGACATCTCGGGCGCAAGGTTAAGGCACCGTGCGGCCTCGGTAGCGCCCTGTAGCGCCCGCATGAGGTGAGGGTGGCCATCGGGTCGGACATACTCGTGCAGGACCGCCAGCGGGACGACAAATGGCACCACGCGCCTTGTTCCTGATGCTGTCACGTTCGCGGGGAATAGGACCATCGCTGGCTCCCCGTTAATCCAATGTAGGGCTATGGCAATGTCGCCCTTGCGATACACCCGCCACGCCCGCTCGCCGCCAACTACGATGCCCATGTGTTCAACCTCTAGAAACTCGGTGCCAAACTTGGTGACGGCATGATGGACTGGCGACTAGCATCCTCACACCGACCTCCACGTACCCGACCGCTTAGGCCGCCGATAGCCATCCCCGCCAGGACGCCAGCCCTGCGCCCATTGACGGATGGCATCGGCAAAATTCGAGTATTGATCATGTAGCGGGGTAGGCTTGAACGTCTGCAACTTCTCGCTCCATTCCTTCCTGTACCTTTCGAGGGCAGTCAAGCCTTCATGACAGCCCACGGCATCGAACCACACCGGCCCACTGAGCTTCAGCCTCGTCTCGTCGATACCCGTCAATACGTTTTCCACCCGAGGCACGACTTCAAACCGATGCCCTGGCAGTAGATCCCTGATAAGATCCAAGGTGCTGCGGCCCGTCTGCAAGCTCTTGTGTTCGGCATCGTGGGGCAGGTAGTGCCTGTCATAGAGCCAGCCCCGTTCCATCAGGTAGCGAGCATAGTGCTCTAGGCTCTCGCCCGCGTTCTGGTAGCTGAGCAGGAATCGGGTTTCCCCGGCGATATGCTGCCAGAACCATAGAGCCGTCGTGTCGTTGTACCCTAAATCCCACGCGGTTGAGACTGGCACCCCGGCTTGATAGGGGACTTCCTTTACCCGCCCGGACTCGCGTAGGGCAACAATCTGATCGGCG